ATGATGATCGAGTATGTGATTGGAGAAGAAGCTAAAGCGGAAGGAGTAATAGATAGTTGGTCGAACAGCGGAAGGTTATTTTTTAATGAAAAGGCAGCGATCGAACAATCAACTTACTATGGAAAGGAAGAAGGAGTACTTATTGAGGTGAAGATTAAAGAAAAGGATTTTGTAAATGCGGATAGTGGTAAAGTTGAGGCCACAGCATGTCATGTATTAGAGAAGTTTCGAAAGACGAATGGAAAGAATACATAAGTGCCAATAACTCTAAATAAAAACGATACTTTATCCAGACAGGGAGATGTTTAAATGAACTCAGAAGAAGCAAGAGATTATTTTATACAAAAGGGACTTAGTTATGAAGACATTACGGAGGGGGATGTTTGTGCTTTAGTTATGCTGCTGAATAAGCATGTTAAACAGGCAGTTAAAGCACATACAATGTCTGTTGATACAATGAGAATGAGTCAGAAAATAAAAAGCAAATACAAAACAAATGGAACTTTAAAAAGTTGTTATCTTTACATAAACAGTCACTATTTTACTCAAAGAGAAGCAATTAGCTTTAATCCAGATGGTTTTATTGGTTTCGCAGGGTGGGCAGATTCAGGCAATAGACAACCTATAATTAGTGCTTTTACTGAATGGGTTGATTATATGAGTGAACAGTTAAGACAAATCAGTTAAAAGTAATTTTTTATTTAGATAAAGGTTCATATTTTCAAAGAAAGAACATCTCGAAGAAGGTGCAAAAGACTATAGTCTAGAAGAATATTGATTAGACAATCCTAGCCCAATCTATGACTGCTCAACCTAAGGTTACATAAAAAAAGGGGATAACTGAATGCCAAACATTATTTCTAAAGAACAAGATGAAGCAATTAAATATTTTAGAAATAAATTAAATTTATCAGACAAAGACTTATACATACCGTTGATTAATTTTGAATTACTTAGAGACAAGAACGAAAAATATGCCAATGTCCTTTACGAGCTTTATAAAAATGATCCTTATCTGTTTATTAGAGCTTTAAAGGAAGGTTATGTGGTTAATCAGCCAATTGCATTTGATGAGGCCATTGTACGCTTCTTTAATGGTGAAGAACTGGCTATTGTACATAAAACAACCGGCAGAAGATACAATGTAAATGTGAAAATGAAGCAGCTCCCTGACGGATTTTCATTGCAAACAATGAATGTATGGATATGGAATGAACTGGTTTAAATATTATAAATCCGTGATATAATTCTCTTTAATCTTAAGGGAGAGTATAAAGAGTTTTGGGGGTAAAAAAGTGATTAATATTATTGGGGGATGAGTTAATATGGAAGTTAGAGTCGGAGGCTGATCAACTCTAGGAGCTGCCGTTAGGTGGCTCTTTACCTATAACCCAATAAAATTATCATTTTATTTAGATTTCAAAAGGAATTGTTAAGTTTTTCCCCTCATGGTAATATGTTATTGGATTAATGATTCTTTTTTACTATAGGGGGATAAACAACATGGATCATGAGGCTACAGGGGAGTTACCTTTAGAAAAGCCAAAGAAAACTAAAAAAGTTATTTGGATTGTTTCAGTTTGTGCGGTGGTTGCACTTATTATTGGAGGAATCTATGGCTATCAAGTTTACAAAAAGAACAAAAAACTTGAGCAGCTAGAAGCGTATTCTAAGAAAGAAGAAAGTCTGGTCACTGATATGACTTCTTTAGGTGTAAGTTCAGAAGAAATAATTAACGAAGTTGAGACAACTTGGCATGATGTTATTTTTAATGACCTACATAAAGTAAATGGAACATATGTTAGCGATTTTAATGATGCATTAGTTCAGCTTTACGCAGGTTATGAAGATGACGGCAAGATTTCTGATTTAGAAGATACTCAAAAGACAATTGAAAAGCAGATTAAATCAATGAAGAATCATCCTTCTGAGTTCGATGATAATTATGATTATCTGCTTGAGATATATAAAAACGTAAAGCAATTGTCTGATTTGGCTATAGAACCAAAGGGAAGTCTTGAGACTTATAAACAAGAGGCTTTGGATACCGACAATGCTACTTCATCTGCAATGGATGATTACGATTTGAAGAAAGTAACCTTTAAAGAGCTTAAAAAGAAATATGAATAGCTTCGCTCAAAGTGTTCCGTTTAGAACGGAACTTCTCTTAAAAATTATTTAGAATAAAAATAAAATTACTATTGACGATAATGTGAGGGTGATGTAAGATAAGAATATCCCACAGAGAGAAAGGAGGTCGTAAAGTGAAAAAGGAATTGAAGATATTGAAAATTAAACCAGCTGCAATTGAAGCCTATAGAAATGATGTTAAAAGGAATTATGACATCGAAGAAGACCAGGCTAGAAGAAAATTAACAAGGAATGTAATGTTGGTAAAGGAATTTAGGCCCGAAGGAATTAAGAAAGGTTTTATTTCAAAGACATATTCATATGGAAATCTAAAGATCACTGTAAGACATAATACGATCATTAAAGTAAGAAACATTAAAGGCGATCCAGAGCCTTGGAATTTTCCTAAAAAGAGATACATAGAGCTAAACAAACTACTTGGTATTAGAGATTGTAAGTTTAGCAGCAAGTCTAATTATAGAAATAATAAGAATAAAAATAAAATTAATTAATAAATGAAAGAGGCTGATTATTTACATGGCAGAAAACAAAACGGTATTACGCGAAGCAGATAACATTGTAACAATTGAAGGAACTTTAGCTGAAGTACGACACACTGAATGGAAAAATGGAAATGGATTAAATATTGAATTAGACATTGAAGTTGCGCCAAACGAAGTACATACAGTGAAAGGATTTTCGAAATATAAGAAAGCTGATGGCACAGATAATGCTATTGCAAAAGGGTATCAAACTATCATAAGTGATTATAAGTCCATTGCAGAACATGGGAGAGAACAAGCTGATAAAGTGAGAATCACCCAAGGGAAGATTGGATTAAACGAATATTACTCTCAAGGGATTTTAAAGGCGTACCCACAGTTAACCACCAACTTTGTAAACAGACTAGATGCTAATGAAGAATTTAATCCTAAAGCTGAATTTGATGTTGAACTGTTTGTTAAAAATGTGACTGAAGAAAAAGTTAAAGGTGAAGAAACAGGGAGAGTTAATTTAAATGGTTATATCCCTTTGTATGGCGGGAAAGTCATTCCTTTTACATTTGTAGTGACTAAGGAAGGTTCTCAATATGTTGAAAACAATTATGAAAAAGGATCTACGGTTAACGTTTTTGGGAAGATCATTAATTATAAAGAACAAAAAGTAACAACCAAAACTGCTGCATTTGGAGAAGACAAAAAAGAAATCACTTCAATTACAAAAAGAGAGTATCTAGTTACAGGGGGTAACGATCCTTATGATGAAGATAGTAAAAATGCTTTTAATCCAGAAGTAATTAAAAAAGCATTGACTGAAAGGGAGACTTATCTAGAAGGACTTAAGAACGAAAGCAGCAATGAAAACAATAAAAAATCTGGTTTTGGTGGAAGTGCTCCTAATAACAAGCCTTCAAAGCCGGTTGAAATTTCAGATGATGATCTACCTTTTTAAAAACAAATAAATCGTTATTCTAATACATAACTGGGGTGAGCTTCGACTCACCCAACAAATACAAAATTAAAGGAGAGTTCTAATGGCAATCGATATTTTCAACCCTCAAGTTTCTGTAGTAGCAAAAGGATTAGAAGGAAAAGTTATCACAATCTACGGTTCTAACAACTTAGGTAAAACTAAGCAAAGCACTCGGATGAAGAAACCTTTGTATCTGCCATTCGAAAAAGGATTAAATGCAATCGCAGGCGTACAATTCATGCCTATCAATAGTTGGGCTGATTTTAAAAAGGTAAACAAACAGTTAACTAAAAATGCTGAAAAGGCCAAAGAAATGTATCAGACAATCATTGTTGATGAAGTAGACGCTTTTGCTAAATATGCGACTAGATATGTCTGCGAGCAATATGATGTAGAACGGATTAAAGATGGTAATGATGGGTTTGGCCTTTGGAAAGAGTATGAAACTGAAGTATGGGAAGAAATCAATAAATTAATTGGCATAGGATTTACGGTTATCTTTATTGCTCATGCTGCTGAAGACAAAAAAGGTAAAGTGTATCCAAAGGGAGATAAACGAGTTTTAGCTCCAGTAATTGATAACAGTGATATTGTTCTTTATCTAAGTTCTAATGGTGTTGATGAGGATAGAAAGGTAATCAAATCAAGCGCCTGGTTGGCTGAAACTGAAGATCATTTTGCTCGTAGCCGATTTGATTACATTGACACATACCTTCCTGAATTTACTGCAGAAAACTTAGAGAAAGCAATTATTGAGGCAGTCGAAAGACAGGAGCAAGCAGAAGGAATTGTTGCTGTTACATACGAAGAGCAAAAACAAAACAACGCTTCAGAAGAACTTGATTTCAACTCATTAATGGATCAAATTAAAGAAATTGGCATGAAGCTTAATGAAGAAGGTCGTTTAGAAGAAGTTAATGAGATTACAGAAAAACATTTAGGTAAGGGTGTAAAAGTTACTGAGTGCAGCCGTAAGCAAGTAGGTGTAATGTCTGTAATTTTAGATGACCTAAAAGATCTTCTATCTGAATAAACAGGGGGGAGTATCCCCTCCTCCTTATTAGGGGTGATTAATTGGGTAGACAAGTTAAATGTCAATATTGTGATATACGCTTTGATAAAGACATTAGTGTTAAACATGGCAAAGGATACTATCATGAGAGTTGTTACAAAGAGTGGAGATCAAAAGTAAATCCAAGAAAGGAACTTATTAGGTATCTGTGCAGACTATACGGAATCAAAGCTCCAACAGGAAAAATGCTGAAACAAATTAAACAGTATGAAAAAGAATATAATTTAAAAGTCGAAGGGATGCGCTTGTCTTTAGAATACTTTCATGAGACGTTAGGACATCCTGTGAGGCAAGATGGAGACTTAGACATAGTACCTTATATTTATGAAGAAGCTAAAAGGCACTATATTGCTAGACAAAAAGCAAAAAAAATAGCTGAGGATAAACTTCTTCATCAGAGACCTGTTAGAGAAGTCACAATAAAACTGAATGAAATACCTAATAAAAAAACATTTGACATAAGCAGCTTATAGAGAGGAGATTGTTCTTGTTACAAGATAAAAAAGCAATTATCCAAGTGTTGGGGAGCATATTGAAGGAACCCTCACTCTTATCTGAAAGTAACGGATATACCTTATCAAAGACCGATTTTCCCGAAAGATTTCATTCCATTCTCTTTGCTGCAATGTATAACTTATTTAATCAAGGAACAGAGGTTATAAATGAAGTAGAGATTGATGGATATCTAAAAAACTATGGAATTCAGTACAAAGTTTTTAATGATAATGACGGTATAAATTATATTCAAACAATACAGAATTTGGCGGAAGTTGAAAACTTTGAGTTTTATTATAACCGTTTAAAAAAGTTTAGTTTGATCAGAGAAATGCACGGACTTGGGTTTGACGTTAGGGAAATTTATGACCACACAATAATTGATCCTAGAGAACAAGAGGCTATGCAGGAACGTTTTGATAAGAAGTCAATAGAAGAAATACTTTCACATTACGAAATGAAGATTATTGAAGTAAAAGATAAATTCAAAACAAATAGTCAAAGCAAAGGTATTCAGGCTGGAGAGGGTGCTCATCAGTTTTTAGATAGATTAAAGCTCTCACCAGATATTGGTGTACCTTTGAACAGTGAAATTCAAACTTCGATTTTTAGGGGATCTCGGAGGAAAAAATTTTATTTGAGATCCGGTACTACTGGAGGAGGTAAGACAAGAAACATGGTTGCAGATGCCTGTTTCTTAGGCGCAACCAAAATTTACAACATCAAAGAAAAACAATGGGAAGATAACCTTTTTAGAGAGAATGCATCTGTAATTTCAACGGAAATGGTACCTGAGGAACTACAAAGTATCGCAATAGCATATATCTCAGGTGTACCAGAAGAGAAAATACTTCAAAATTCTGTTACAGAGTCTGAAGAAGAAAGAATTAGAAAGGCGGCAGATATATTAGAGGAATCACCTATTTGGTTCGAACATTTACCGGATTTCAATATCAAAGAAATAGAAGAGACTATTGAGAAAAACGTCAGAAAACACAATGTCGGCTATGTTTATTTTGATTATATCCATTCCTCTGTAACTATTTTTTCAGAAATGAGTAGAAACAGCGGAATTAGCTTAAGAGAAGACCAAATTTTACTGCTCATGGCCGATAAGTTAAAGGCTTTATGTAATAAATATGATGTTTTTATGATGAGTGCAACGCAGTTGAATGGTGATTGGAAAGACGCTTGGCTAAAAGGGCTACAAATTGATGCTAACTATTTGAGAGGAAGTAAGGCTATTGCAGATAAAACTGACGTAGCGATGATTATTCTTCCGTTAAGTAAAAAGGAAAAAGAAGCTGCTGCAGACATAATGAAGAATGGCTTTGGATACAAGGAACCTAATTTTGTTGTACATGTATTTAAGAATCGTGGGAATAAGCATGATAAGCTTAAGATTTTCACGTACATAAACATGGATATCATGAGAACAGAAGATTGTTTTACCACAAATATTGATAATGAATTAATTACAGTTGAAAAATTGAATATAAAAGCAGGATGAGGGGTGTAGCGCCCTTTGAAATATGATAAAGACAAAGTAAAAGATAGCCTGACCATTGAGGATATACATAAGATTTTAAAAGATCTAGGTAGTGAGAACAATCAGTGGGATCAACAAGGAAATCCAATTTACAAAACTGTTTGTCATAATGCTTCGGGTGGCAGCTATAAGCTGTATTACTATCATGAAGCAAAACAGTTTCACTGTTATACAGAGTGTGGAGATAATTTTGATGTCTTTGAACTAGTTATTAGAGCAAAAAGCCAAAAAGGAATTAATATCTCTTTTAATCAGGCTATCGAATATGTTGCCAAAATAGCAGGAAGAACATTTGGATTTGGGAATAGAGAGACATACATAAACAATGATTTGATTGATGACTGGGAATGGATGGGGAAGTTCAAAAAGAAGAAAAAAATACATATTGAGCTCCCCAGCTATAATGAAACGGTTCTAGATGTATTTGTGCCTTATCCTCACCAGTTGTGGCTAGGTGAGGGAATAAGTCACAAGACATTAAAAGAGTTTGAGATTGGGTACTATTTTAGACCTCATACAGAAGGGATTACCATTCCTCATCGAGATTTAAATAATAGGTTGATTGGTATACGTAGGCGCTCAATGATTAAAGAAGAAGTTGATGCAGGCTATAAATATATGCCTTTAAAAGTTGGCAATATCTTATATAACCATCAAACAATGATGAATCTATATGGATTACATAAAACAAAAAATTCGATAGAAAGGTTCAAGAAAGTATTGATTTTCGAATCAGAAAAATCAGTATTAAAATGCCAAGACTTTTACGGTGAATCAAACTTCACCTGTGCTGTTTGTTCAAGTAATATTTCTAATTTTCACCGTGACATTTTATTGTCTCTTGGTGTTGAAGAAGTTTTTATTGCTCTTGATAAATACCGACCACCAAAAGAACATGAAACAGAGGAGAAATATCAAGAAAAACTGGTTGAATATCAGAAGAAAATTCTAAAGCTCGCAGCTAAATTTACTCCTTATGTTCGTGTGTATGTTTTGTGGGATTATGAAGACTTACTGGAATATAAGGACAGCCCAGCTGATAAGGGAAAGGAAATTCTAGAGGAGCTAATGAGAAGGAAAATTGAGATTGGCACAGATGAAGGGGGAATTTAATGGAGTATAGACTAATTGGCGACAATGATTATAATTTCGATCCTTTAGCTACTATCTTAAAAAATAGAGGTATAGAAGATCCAAAGTTGTTTGTTAATGTTGATCAAAGTTCAGTTATTCATTATTCAAAACTTACTAATATTGATAAAGCTGCAGATTGTCTTATTAAGCATTTAAAGAATAAAAATAAATTGTTTGTTCAGGTGGACAGTGATGTTGATGGATATACATCCAGCTCAATCATTATAAATTACATAAAGAAGATTTGTCTGAAAGCTAATATACATTACAGAATTCAAGATGGGAAAGAACATGGGATTTTTATTGATACAATTCCTGATGATGTTGACTTAGTCATAATCCCAGATGCAGGTTCAAGTCAATTTGAGGAACATGAGACTCTTAATAAGAGAGGCGCAGATATAATCGTTATTGATCACCATGAATGTGAACGAGTGTCTGAACATGCGATAGTAGTAAATAATCAACTTTCGCCTAATTATTCAAATAAAACCCTGACAGGTGCAGGGATGGCCTATAAATTTTGCCAAGCAGTTGATGAAAAGCTAAATAAAAATGAAGCCGAACAATTCTTAGACCTTGTATCTATTGGTAACATTGCTGATTCGGCTGATTCAAGAAACCTTGAAACCAGGTATTTTATGAATGAAGGCTTGAAGAAAATTAAGCATCCATTATTAAAGAAGCTGTTTAAGAAGCAAGAGTTTTCAACCAAGGGTGACAAGAACATACAGAATACACAGTTCTTTATTAACCCTTTAATTAACGCTGCCATTAGGGTTGGAAGCAGTGAAGAAAAAGATCAAATGATGAGAGCATTCCTCCTTTCTAAAGAAAAGGTTCCCTACAAAAAACGTGGGCAAAGTGAAACTGAGCTTGTATCAATACATGAAGACACAGTTAGGATTCTAGGAAATCTAAAAGCAAAGCAGAAACGGATTGTAGATGCAGCTGGAGTGGAAATTAAAAATAGAATAGAAGAGAAAAGTTTAACAGCGAATAAAGTACTCATTGTTTACATTGAAGGAATTCTAGATAAAAGCCTAACTGGACTGGTGGCCAATCAGCTTGCAGAAGAATATAAAAAGCCGGTCTTGTTAGCCAGGAACGATCCCGAAAAAGGTAAAGAGATCTTGAGTGGCTCTATACGAGGATATGACAAAGGGTTTATAAAGGATTTTAAGAAAGTGCTTATAGATACTGGATTATTTGAGTTTGTTGAAGGTCACCCAAATGCAGCTGGCTTTGCAATTAAACGACAGAATTTAATCCTGGTGAACAAAGTGCTGAATGAAAAATTTAAAGACATAGATATCGAAGAAGATATTCAGAATGTTGATTTTGAGATACCAGCAAAACAATTGAGAAAAGAATTTATCCTTCAACTTGATGGCTACAAAGACTTTTGGGGTTACAAAGTCGAAGAACCATTAATAGCTATAACGGATCTTGAAATTGATGTCGAACAAATTGAGCATTTAGGGAAAAAGAATAAGACAACTGTTAAATTTAAGCATGGTGATATTGAATACATAAGGTTTAAAAGTGATGAGAACTACTTTAATCAGCTTACAGAATCAAATGGAATGTTAGTCATTAATGTAATTGGTAAAGCAAAGGCAAATGAATACAAAGGCAAGAAAACACCTCAAATAGAGATTCATTACTTGGAGGTGGTTCGCATAAAACAAAAAGAACTTGTGTTTTAAGGGGGAAGAAAGTTGATAGGATGTCACTGCCACACAGATAGGAGTAACATAAGGCTTCTAGACTCAACAAACTCAGTTAAAGAACTGCTCAAAACTGCAGTGAAGATGGAATATAAGGGACTGGCCATAACAGACCATGAAGTCCTCTCAGCACATTTAGATGCTATTCGAACAGTTAGAGAAATGAAAAAGAAGGGGGACATGCCAAAAGATTTCAAACTGATATTGGGCAATGAAGCGTATCTAGTCGATTCTTTAGAGGAAGTTCGAGATAACTATAAATCGGGAGAGACTAAATTTCCGCATTTCTTGATGTTGGCAATTGATCCGAAAGGACATGAGCAGTTAAGAATACTGTCTTCTCAAGCCTGGGAAAACTCATTTTATACAGGAACAATGGAAAGAGTGCCGACAGTAAAAAAGGATGTAGAGGAGCTATTAAGTACAGATCCAGGCCACATCATTGCTACCACAGCTTGCCTGGGGTCTGAGGTAAACATTCATCTGTTAAAGATAAAGGCTTTTGAAGAAACTGGTGATTCTCAGTCAATTAAGCAGCACAAACTAAAGATTCATGAGTTTATAACTTGGTGTATTGAGGTTTTTGGGAAGGATAAGTTTTTTATCGAGCTTCAACCTGCACTGAGTGAAGAACAGATTTACTGTAACAAGAAGCTGATAGATATAGCCAACGGGTATGACTTGCAAATGATTGTTACAACAGATGCTCACTATCTAAGACCAGAAGATAGAGCAATTCATCAAGCCTTTTTAAACGCTAAGGATGGAGAAAGAGAAGTTGATTCCTTTTATGAAGCCTGTTTCGTTCAAAACGTTGATGAAATTCATGAGAGAATGGACTATATTGATAAAGAAGTCATCGATCAGGCAATAAAAAATACATTGCTTATTGGAGAAATGATTGAAGACTATACTATAGAGCACGAACCAATTATCCCTAAGATGGAGCTTCCAAAGTTTAAATTAAGACATTTATTTAAACCAGCATACGATCAATATGAATATATAAAAAAGATGTCAGAATCAGGAGATGAACAAGATAGATACCTCCTTAAATTAATTGAAGACGGATTTGAAGAGAAATTAAAGTCAAGCGAACTAACAAGAGAAGCTTTTCATAAAATATTGAACAGGATTAACGTTGAGCTGGGTGAACTTTGGGAAATCAGCCAAAAGCTGAACCAGTCTATGCCTTCTTATTACATAACAGTCAGAGAAATCATTAATATTATTTGGGATGATGAGTGTGGAGGAGATAGTTTAGTTGGGGCAGCTAGGGGAAGTGCTGCAGGTTACTTAGTTAATTATCTACTCGACAACACTCAAATTAATCCAATGCAATATGATTTACCACATTGGAGACATATACATAAATCGAGACCTGACCTTCCCGATATCGATATTGATACTGAAGGATCAAAAAGACAAAAAATTCTAAAGGCACTTAGAGAAAGGTTTGGAGACAAACGTGTTCTTCAAATTGCTACTTTTGGAACTGAGGGTTCAAAATCAGCGCTTCAGACAGCATGTAGAGGCTTAGGAATCGATAATGATATATCCCAGTATTTAAGTGGAATGATTCCTTTTGAAAGAGGATCTAACTGGCCTTTAACGCATTGCTTTTATGGTGACAAAGAAACTGACAGGAAACCGATTAAAGAGTTTATTAGGGAGGTTGAACAATACCCTAATCTTAAAGAAACAGCTCTAAAAATTGAAGGATTAACTAACAAGCGCTCTTCTCATGCAGCCGGTGTAATTATCTTTAACGATGAATATACAAAGTCGAATGCAATGATGAAAACTCCTAAAGGAGCTTATATTACGCAGTTTAATATGGGTGACAGTGAAGCCATGGGCTCAGTTAAGTTTGATCTTCTTACGATCGAGGCTTTAGATAAGATTCGAGTAACCTTAGACCAATTAATTGAGAATAAAGAAATTGAATGGCAAGGAAGCTTAAAGAAAACATACAAAAAATACATCCATCCAGACGTAATTGAGTATGAAGATGAAAAGCTATGGGAAATGGCAGGTAATGGGGAGATCATGGATTTGTTCCAGTTCTCAACTGAAGTTGGTCATCAATCAGTTGTCAAAGTAAAACCTATGAACTTACTTGAAGCAGCAGTAACCAATTCTTTAATGAGGCTTATGTCAGATGGTGAAGAACAGCCTGTAGATACATATGTTAAATACAAAAACAACCTTAATAAATGGTATGAAGAAATGAGGCGGTACGGTCTAAGCGAAAAGGAAATCAGAGTAATGGAGAGGCACCTTAAGGACATTTATGGTGTTGCTGATACTCAAGAAGTGGTTATGCAGATGGTTATGGATAAAGATATAGCTAACTTTGACATTAAAGAATCAAATTATCTTAGGAAATCCATAGCAAAAAAGAAAGAAGATGTACTAAAAGAAGTGGAAGAATTGTTTTTTAAAAAAGGAAAGGAGATTGGCACTTCCGGTAACCTTTTGAATTATGTCTGGAATGTTCAATTTAAAAGACAGTTCGGCTACAGTTTTAGTTTACTCCATACTTTAGCATATTCAATTATTGCGTTACAGGAATTGAACTTAAACTATCGATATAATCCTTTATACTGGAATACTGCTTGTTTAACGGTAAACAGCGGAGGGATAGATACCGAGGATACAAAAGACAACAAAAAGACAGCTGCTACAAACTACGGGAAAGTTGCTTCAGCCATCGGAAACATCAGACAAAGAGGGATTAAAATAGACCTTCCAGATATAAATAAGGCTGATTTTGGTTTTAGGACTGATATTAACAACAATTCAATTTTATTTGGACTTAAAGGAATGAATGGAATTGGAGACGATGTTATTCATCATATAGTTCTAAATAGACCATATTGTGACTTTAACGACTTTATTGAAAGAATGTTTAAGAGCGGCATTATTAAGAAAGGACAAGTAATCCAATTAATAAAAGGAGGCTGCTTTGATTCTTTTGGAGACAGGCAAGAAATCATGAAGGCCTTTATTAGCTTAATATCAGAACCAAAAAGTAAGCTTACGCTGTCTAATTTAAAAATGCTAATTGAAAACAACATTGTTCCTTCAGAATTTGCACAAGAAGTGAGATTCTTTCGCTTTAAAGATTACATCAGCAAAAAGGTGTACAAAACATTAAAGTCGCCAAAAGATAAACTTCTTTTATTGGATGATGTATCAGCTTCATTTTATAACCAGCATTTCAGTGAGGATAGTGTAGTTAACATGTTAAACGGGCAGCTTGTCATTTCTGAAAAAGCTTTTAAAAAAGAATATGATAACAAGATGTCTAATATAAAGTCCTGGATAACAACAGAAGAACCACTGAAGAAATTGAATGATTGTTTATTAATAAAAGAGTGGGAAAAATACGCCGATGGGTCATTAGGCAAGTGGGAAATGGATTCATTGAGCTATTATTATAATGACCATGAGCTTTCTGGTGTAAACTTTGCCAAGTATGATATTGCTGACTTTTATAAACTGCCAGCAGAGCCGGTTAAAGGTAAACCTTATCAATGGAGAGGGAAAACTCTCTATGAATATGAGACTACACGGATTATAGGCACTGTTTTAGATAGGGATAAAAACAAACATACAATTACTCTTCTAACACCTACAGAGGTGGTTACAGTTAAACAATGGTCGGGCAGCTTTAGTCATTACAATAAACAGATTTCTAGATCAATTGGTGGTGGCAAGAAAGAGGTTGTAGAGAAATCTTGGTATACTAGAGGAACGTTGCTGATGTTTACTGGATTCAGAAGAGGTAACAATTTTATTCCGAAAGTCTACAAAAATAGCATATATAATCACACTGTCTGCAGAATAGATTTTGTTGATAATGAAGGAAATATGAGTTTGACAACAAAAAGGGCAGAAATATAGGAGGAAGCCTTATCTATAAAGAAATAAAGAATAAAAATAAATTTAAATTATATACAATGAAAACTAAATGTGCTATGATGATTTTAATCCCACTGGCAACCTTTTCATACATAAATTTTGAACAACATCATTTAGACACAGGAAACAATCATAACTCAATAAAAGAATCATTTTATGGAAAACCAAAACAAATCAACTTACCACAACACAAGAATCAGGTGCTAAATAAGTTCGCTGAAGTTTCTAAGAAGCAGAAAGCAAAACAAGAAAAGAGGCGAGATGATATTCTTAACGCAGCTATTATTAAACCCAAACCAGTGAAAAAGAAAAGTATCAAGAAGGGAGGTGAGGGTAAGAACAAGAATAAACAAATAAAGAATAAAAATAAAATTACATACGAGGAAAATGATGATGTTAAGACACTAGATATCGAATTTAGCGCATATGTTGCTAACTGTACCGAAGGCTGCACCGGTCGAACCAAAACTGGCGTAGATGTAACACAATCAATTTTTTACAAAGGTTATAGAGTAATAGCTACAGATCCAAGTATTATTCCACTTAACTCCGTAGTATTAATAAAAGTAGGAGGGAGTTCATTTAAGGCCATAGCCATTGATACAGGTGGAGCGATTGTTGGCAATAAAGTGGACTTGCTGGTATCAAATGAACAGGATGCAATTAACTTCGGAAGACAACAGGGAACGGTTTCAATTATTAATTAGGGGGGTAATAAATTGCCTAAATACTGGAGCTATCCTATTGGACTAGCTCTAGAGATTAACAATAATGCACGGTTTGGTTGCCCGCATCATGTAGGTAGAAAAGGAAAGATTATCGAGCATTTGCATTCAGCTACATATGACTATGCAGTTAGTGATGAAACAGGTGACATTACTTACTTTAAAGAACATGAATTAACACCACTAAAGGGAGGTTTAACTTATGTTTAAAAAAGGTCAAAAGGTAATTGTTGATTTTACAGATGAGATTGGAGCTGTTGCGAAAGTTGATTATCAATACAACCAGGTAGAAGTGAAGTATCCTGACGGTACTTATCAGGTTGTTGGATTTCATAAAATAAGAAAGGTGGAGGATTAATGGCATTAATTATCTTAGAGGGGCCTGATTGCTGCTTTAAATCAACAGTTGCAGCAAAGCTAAGCAAAGAACTGAAGTACCCAATTATCAAAGGTTCAAGCTTTGAGTTGGCCACAAGCGGGAATGAAAAATTATTTGAGCACTTCAACAAATTAGCTGACGAAGACAATGTGATTATTGACCGGTTTGTTTATTCTAACTTGGTTTATGCAAAGAAATTCAAAGATTACTCGATCCTTACAGAACAGCAGCTTAGGATTATTGAGGATAAAATTAAAGCAAAAGCGAAGGTTGTATACTTACATGCTGATCCAAGCATTATTAAGGAACGGTTAAACGTACGGGGTGATGAGTATATAGAAGGAAAAGACATTGATTCAATTTTAGAGTTGTATAGAGAAGTTATGAGCAATGCGGGGTTACATACATATTCATGGGATACTGGACAATGGAGCAGCGATGAGATCGTAGAGGATTTGATTCAATTATTTGAGTGAACAAAAAGGAAGGAGTGAATTAACACTCCTCAGTAAACTAACGTGCTTCTACTGTAATTTTATAAATAACATAATTGTCGTTAATGTCATAAGCGTAAACCACTGCTGTACCTAATGTTGAATGGGAAGAAACAACACCACTGGAACTAATGCTAATGAGGTTGCTTCCAGATACTATTTCCCATCGGGTGTAACCTTTTAATAGAGATACGTTAGAGTTTCTTAACATGTGGTAATCAACTGTGCCAATCGGATTACCTAGTTGTTTAAATTGGTCAACTGATTTGACAGGCGTTAGGGCTGAAGCTTGTGATGTGAAAGCAGGAAGAGCCAGAGTGGTTAGAGATAAGGCAGAAACAATCAATCCTTTGTAAAACTTTTTCATAAGAATTGCCCCCTAGGTTTTGATTGTGATTACAACTCTAGTCTAGCATGTTAAATATTTGAAATGTGTGAAGTGTTTGTGAAACTGATTAAAATATCTCTTTTATTAAGTTGGATTAAATCTGATGAATAACAAGCACGTATCCATATTCTAAAAGCTCATTTAAGTTTTCACTTACTTTACTTGGATACGGATGAACTTTAAGTAAATCAGAATACTCGATGTAAGAGTTGGAGTCACAAAAGTCCGAAATGAATAACAAAAGGCTTAAAGCGCTTGTACTAAGGTTTGTTTTGAGCCTATCAACATCCTGACAAAAAGTCGCTTCATCATTGTATTCCTTATCAAAAATGGAAGATGGTTTAAGTTTCATCGTCTCACCCTACCTTAATTCAATGATACTGAAAAGCGGAACAAGAACATAGGGAATTTAAATAAAAGATCAATTTTATTGGAAAGGAAGAGCAATATAAACATTAAAGACTTAGAGTCTAAATACATAAACAAAAATTTAACTAACGAAGAAGCGAAACTGTTTTTAATATATCTCGAAAAGAACCTCCATCTAGAATTTGCAGAGCGGCGTATAAAGAATTTGAAAAGAATCATTGCATCTAGTGAGGGATTAATTAATGCGAATAAAAAGCGCGATGAGCATAATTTAGAGATCGCAAAAGTTTATGTGGATTTAACGAAAAAATGGGAAAGTCATGGTGCATATTTTGTGCAAAGACATGCAATGACTAAATGGTACCTCGATAGTGAGTGCTTTTATACATGGTTTAGTGGGGTACATGTTTTAGATGAATTCCCAAAAGCGAAAAAAGCAGATGAGAAATTTGAGTCTTTATTGAGGAGAAGAGTTGTGTTATCTGTATAAAATTTGTCTTTTATTTAGAATAAAAATAATGTTTCGGGGAGTGTTAAAGTATTAACAACGAGCAAATAATTGAAAGGTTTAAACAAAGTGTCGAAGATTATAGAAAGAAAATCAGTAATGGGGAAACTGACCAAGCGCAGCGTTATGTAGATGCATTAGGAGCTGAAATTGAAGCAACAGCAAACTTCATGGATGTCCTCAAAGCTGGGAAAAAAACGATTGAGGATGAGATATTACGACAAAAAGGGGAGTGAATATGCTAACTGATCAAGAAAAAATTGACTTGGTAAACGCTCTTGATTTTGTAGTTATTGAACCACATACACAAAGCATTTATGTACTTAACGATGAAAAGACCAAATGGAGTATTAGCTAAGGTTTTGCACACTATTTCAGTAGATGAGTATATTGAGAGCTTTAAAAAAGGGAATCTGATCGATATATTTCCTGCTGCAATGCAAGAAGCCGGTGCGGAAGGGTTTAAAGATGGACAGTTTGTTATTATGCCAAAGAAATTTTATGTTGATCAGTGTTATGCGATGAGTAAGGAAATCGAGCGATTAACACGCCTAGTCGATCTTCATAATATTAAACCAAATACATATCGAGCTTTGATTCATTAAGTTGAAGAAAAATGAAAGGATAAAGGGATGTTTATTGAAAAAGTACTATGTAAGATGTAAAGATGGCAAAGGTGAAAACGCGTCTCTGGTTATAGAGGCGCTATCACCTGAACAAGCAAAAGAACAAGCACATGAAGTACATAAGGTAAGTGATATTTATAATGTAAGCCTGGGAGAAGGAACGTCAAGGAATTACCTAGAGCGAAAATATTCCCCATACATAAAAAATGACAACGGAAAAGCAATAACCATTTTTTCATAGGGAGAGGGTATCATTAGGGATACTGTCAGAGATATTGTAATCGATGATATTGATACTGTTGAAGGGATATTAGATAAGCTTTATGTTTATTTGGAGAACACACTTAGGCCAGAAGAGAGTCAGATTTGGAAACGGTGTGATATAGATATAATGGCTGCTTTTGATAAGCTAAGAAATATTAAAGAAACAATATAAAGAATAAAAATAAAATTACTATTGACTGAGTGGGCAATAAAGAGTATGCTAGATTCATAAGAAGAGAGGTGAGGATATGGGGTGCGCAAAATGTAAAGAGCATATTGACGGGATTGTCTATTACATAAGAATTACTGACGACAAAGATTATAAAGAATTTCCGGTACATAAAGAATGCGGTGAAGAATTGGAGAAAAATTGTTTGGAACATTGTAAGGCCATGAAATTAGAAAAGACACTAAAATTTTTGAAGTTGCAATTAGAATAAAAATAAAATCACTATAAAATATTCCTTTTATCGAGAATGGAGAGATGATGAGTGAACATGTTCGTAATTGCTGCAAAAAGTGAAGGGAAATATCTTTACGGATATCACCCACATATTTACTCAAACCGTAAACAAGCAGAAAAAGCACTGCAGACAATGAGAAAGAACGGAAAGTTAACTGATAGAGACAAGGTATATGGGTTAGACGGGTTGTTGTTAGTGGATCTATAAATAAGGAAATAAACCTGAAAGAATCGAGGTGAATGAAATTTCATTTTTAATACTGGGTCTAATCTTATTCGGTTCAACGTTTTTAGGCAATGGCCTTGCATGTTTAGTTGAGAATAAGAACTTTAAAGAAGGCATGCCATTTTACATCACTGTTTTCCTTATTGGAGCCTGTTCGCTCCTTCTTGGAGTTATTCTTACAGTGATATGAACAGGATGAAGGGAAATAGTCAGAAGGAAATGTTCATAATTTCCCGGGCAAGCGCAGTATACGACAAATCAAAACAAATAATGAGGAGTGATTAATATGGACAAAGAAAAATGGGTAGTTGAGGTCTATGCAGGAAAAGAATTTGTAGGAAAGATGACTGGCGTATATGGAAAGGTAGCAGTATTTGATCAACGAGAACAAGCAATTACTGAGGCACAAAAGTTTAAAGCAAAAGGTACTTTGGGCATCTGGTGTAAAGTGGTTCAGCATGTGGAGGAGCAAGTTGCAGCTAGTCATTAACGTTCTTGAAATCGTAGGTCTTTTGTTGATTGGAATAGTATCACTAGATATATATGGAACTAAAAAGGGAATAAAACCTCAAATAGCTTTAGTATTATTAGTTCTAGCTGTTCTAGCTGGGTTGTCATTCTTAATCAGTTTAGTTTTATTAATTATCAATATTATCTAAATAAAATTCAATTATTATCGTGAAAGGAGCAACTGAAATGCAGGATAAATTAACGTCAGCAGTTCACTTTATTGAAGTCAATCGGGATGAAATGGGTGACAAGAAATCCCTAAATATGCTTCTAAAAGCATTAAAGAAAATCATCAATGAGGGAAGATAATGAAGTTTCATATTCTTGAAGATAAACAAATGAGGGATATTGGTTTTACGGATCACGTGAAATCAAAGTGGTACTTCATAAAGTCAATTCAACCTAACATCACATTTAATTTAACAATACATAAAAAGAGTCTCAAGGGTGAAATTGACGTATTAGATGAAAGATACTTACAGCCATATGATTATCAATACTATATGAAAGCTTGCACAAGAGAGGAACTTGAATTCCCATACGTTACTAATGATAAAGTGCAAGAAATTATGGCTAATTTTATTGAACAAGGAATCATAACAGAATATGAAATGGGGAGCTACATTTAAGGAGGTGAATAAGTGGGGAGACATCAAGCTAAGTTTGAAGGCAAGATAATCAATAAATCATATGGATTGGATGCACTCGGTCGTTTTTCTGAAAAGGAAAAAATAGAGTTTAACTGTTTCTTCGAAGGGATTATTGATTTAGACCCAATTGAAGTTGGAGGGAAAGTTTATATCCCTGGTTTTAATGAATATGTTGTTGTTACTGATAGGCAGCGGAACACCAATAATGAATGGACGTATCAGACTGATAAGATCATTAAAACAATTGAAGACAAAGAAAGCTTTGAAAGAGCCATTCAAGAGCAAACGAAACTTGAAGAAGAATGGCAGCAACACGTCAGACAAGAGAATCAATGTGTTAAAGAACAAAATGACAATCGCAAAACTTCCTGGTGGAAGAGACTAATTACTAAAAATTAAAGGAGAGATTTTTATTGAATAAGGATACAAAAGATATTTGGAGCGGTTTCTTTATGGGGTCAGGTTCGTTAATTGTAGTTGGATTACTTATTTTTGTTGAAGCGTTGACTATGTCACTAATTGTTTATTACGGATTGAATCAAGTGTTAAATCCTTTGCTTATTGATACATACAACATTCAAAATGTCCATGTCACTTTACCTCATGCATTTGTTATTGGTGTGTTACTCAATGTATTTGTCAAAGGTGTAAAACGGTCAGATCAGGAAAAAGATGAGAACATTTTCAAGAAAGCTGGTAAGTCTTTACTTCATTCAGCTTTCGCATTGATTGTTCTGTATGTTAGCACATTGTTTATCTAAGGAGGCACTCAAGATGAGTAATGATAATGCTGCAAAGATTATTTTCAAAAAGAAATCAACTGATGAAATAGTCGGCGAAATGAAAGTTACAACTTTACCTGCTGACACCATTTTGCAAAACGACAATAAGTCTAAATAAAAGTTTTATTTTAAACCAAGTTTTCAAAAGGAGAGTTAGATATGATCTTAAAAGAAATTGCTGTATATGAAGAAACACTCAATAAACATTTACCAAATGAAACAAGAATGGTTCTTCATTACAAAAATGTAGAGGCAACTGAAAACGAAGATAAAATCACAGTAAGGATTAGTAATGATTTATTGGTGTATAAATGGGTTGAACTAGGCGGTGTATCTAAGGGCTCTTATAAAATGAAAATGACTAGTCTAGAGGATGAAACAAGCGAAGTTAATGTAAAAATCGAAAGAATTCAAATGAACTCAGACAGAGATTTGGCGGTGGAAATAGAATTTAATGTACTCAATCCTTTGCAGAGCGTTATAGGTGTACCTGGCATTCATTCGTTCTCCATAAAAGGATGATTTTATTGAGAAAGGAGGAAGAAGGAATGGCTTACGATGAGAGCAATGGCAAATTAATTAATCCTAAAATTAGCGATGTTATTAAGGTACTACAAGAACAGCTTGAATTTTATGGGGACACTCCTTTTAAGTGTTGCGTTAATGGAGCATATACAGAGAATGAGATTCAGGTAGACTTTTATAAAAATGTTTTATTGTTTCATTTAGAGGAAGCTTAAAAGGGGGTGGAGTAAATAGATACATACAATGTAATTGGTTGTCGGTTTAAACATTATAAAGGCGGTCTATATAAGGTTATTGGAGAGGCAATTCATACTGAGACAGAAGAGAAGCTTGTTACATATGAAGACATGGATGGCATTCAGGCGCAAGGCCTAAAGACATGTTCTTTGGAAAAGTGATTATTGATGGCAAAGAGATTAAGAGATTCACAAAATTGAAATAAAAGGAGAATAGGATATGGGAATTAAAGCAGCAGTTTTTGAAATAAAAGCAACTTGTTACGCTCAAGAAGGATTTAATGACGAAAGTTCATCTGTTCAAGGGGCTGCGTTAGAACAATTAGGCAAGGACATCGTAGATCATTTGCTCGAAAACGGTGTTGATGATGTGAAAATTAAAGGGGATTACGTTGAGGAATTCGAAGTTGAGAAGCCCGTTATGAAGTATTTTGAAGTGTTTGACCCCTATTATGCATTAATTAAGGCATATACAAAAGAAAAGGCAATGGAACTGTATACAGACACTGTTACAGATGATGATGATGGAGAGTTAAGTGATGAAATGACAGAAGTTGGGCAAGTTTATGCGGCAATACAACATGGAAGAGCACCAGGAGAAGATAAAGAACTCATGCCGTTTAAACAGGTTCTTGAGGAGATTTCTAATGACGAAGAGATGGTATTGCTTATTGATGGCAGTTTACTTTAAAGAATAAAAATAAATTAAGAGGATGATGAAGATGAAAATGAAATATGGACTTTATTGTATGGGATCACTTGTTAATACTTATGATGATGCAATTGAGGCTCATAATGATGCTGTATATGCTCAAGAAGAAAGCGGAGTACCGCATGAAGTAAGAGAAATTCAATAAAAATAAGAGGAGGATATTATATGATTCAAGGATTTTATAAAGATCAGAAGCTTCACCTATTAGAAGATCCTATGCAGCAATACACTGGCATGAAAGTTGAAGAAAATGCAGTATGTGTTTACCGGTGGATCGATGATTATAGACACAAGATTGAAAGATTTACAGATGTTGAAGAGTCTAAAAAGCTTCTTGGAGAGGGATGGCCAAAACAATAACAAAGGAAGATACAATGAAATTTATACAGAAACAATTGGAGGACGAATAGATGTCGGAAAGTAACTATAGGCCGTCAGTTCCTAGATGGGTTGGCGATATACTAGAGCTAGACAAGAAAAGAAGACAAAATCAGTACAGAGGCTCACTAACGTCAGGTCAAGAGAAGAAGGACTGGGACGAGTGGAAGCGTAGATATTCAAGAAAATTAAAGTACGCAAGATTAAACGGATGGACGATCGAAGAAGAGTAGCGATTTTTAAGGAGGACGAATAGATACGGCTTGAATCTAGATAAAATCACAGCTTTATTCAAAATAAAATTAAAAAATAAGGAGATGTAAAATGGGGGCAGCTAGACGTATTGATCCAACTCAACCATATGTAAAAAAGAAGAACATTATTAACTTTACAGTAGCCACTGAGAACACTCATATTCATTTAGCTGATGGACTATCTTTTCCTGTATTAAAAGGTGAGATTATTGCAACTGACCAACAGGGAAATCAATTTGTTGAATTAGAAAAGAATCTAGGTGATTACGTTCCAGTTAAGAAGAGTTCCTTATATGAAAGTATGGCACAGGGCTACATGGAAATGGGCGACATTAATCGTGAGATATCAGAAGCATTCAATTACGCTGAAAATGAAGCTGAAACAGTGACTACAAAATTAATTACAGGGGCTTATAACGATTAGTGATCATTACATATGAGAGTAAAACAGGCAATGTAAAAAGGTTTGTAAAAGCGCTGCAACACAAATCAGATATTAAGGCAATTGAAATAACAGATGATACCATCATCAATCAAGAGTTCATACATATTACATACACGATTGGCTTCGGGGAAGTGCCTGAAAGGACATTGAATTTTATTAATAAGAATAAAAATAAAATAAGAGGAGTTGCTGTTAGTGGAAACAAGGTTTGGGGTGATAACTATGGTTTAGCTGGAGACAAGCTCTCCGCTAAGTTCCACACACCATTGTTATTAAAGTTTGAACTTAGTGGAACGAAACAAGACTTACAGAAGCTCATTCAGGAGGTACAACTTATTGACAAACACAATACCAAAGTGGATCAAGCTCAATAATGAGATCATGATTCAGAAAGATGGGAAGTATCAATTCGAAAAGGATAAGGAGGCCGTACATAGTTACTTTGTTGATTACATAAATCAAAACACAGTCTTTTTCCATGATCTAAAAGAGAAACTTGATTATTTGATTAAAAATGCTTATTACGAAGAAGAATTCTTAAGCAAATATACATTTGAACAGATTAAATCAATTTATAAGATTGCTTACAGTTACAAATTCAGATTCCCATCTTTTATGAGTGCGTTTAAGTTCTACAATGACTACGCATTGAAAACAAATGATAAAACAAAGATCCTGGAGAGGTACGAGGATCGTGTCTCAATTGTGGCTTTGTATTGCGCGGATGGTGATTACGAGAAAGCAGTTGAGGAAGTACATACTATGATGAAACAAGAGTATCAGCCGGCAACACCTACATTCCTTAATGCTGGACGTAAGCGAAGAGGTGAAATGGTGAGTTGCTTCTTACTTGAAGTAGGCGACAGTTTGAATGATATTTCACGTGCTATTGATATCTCCATGCAGCTTTCTAAGCTAGGTGGAGGAGTAGCATTAAATCTAAACAAACTAAGAGCCAAAGGTGAAGCGATTAAAGACGTAGAGAATGCGACTAAAGGTGTCGTAGGTGTTATGAAACTTCTAGATAATGCCTTCAGATATGCCGACCAAATGGGTTGATTTGGCCCCTTTCATCAGCAATGGTGATCGAAAACCTCTTTAATTCATGGGAACTCCTACAGGGACAATCATGAGCGAAGCAAGACTAAGTCTTGAACGTGCAACGACTAGCCGAAAGGCGTAGGCTGCAAGCTATTGGCAGTCGAAACAGGAGGCACCCTTAGAGGGTGAAGATATAGTCTAACCTTCATGGTAACATGAAGCAGCCATGTGGCGGGGCGTGCTTAGCGAACACGTTTGAATGGTCTGCAAAGACAAGGATCAGGAGCAGTTTATCTAAGTGTATTCCATCCAGACATTACAGACTTCCTAGATACCAAAAAAATAAGTGCTGATGAAGATGTCCGAGTTAAAACATTATCTATTGGCGTAGTTGTTCCAGATAAATTTATTGAACTTGCAAGGGAAGACAAGGATTATTACATGTTCTATCCTCATTCAGTCTACAAAGAATATGGACAGTATCTTGATGAGATGGACATTAATGAAATGTATGATGAGCTTGTTGAAAATCCTAGAGTTAGAAAAGCAAAGGGAAATGCTCGAAAGCTGTTAGAGCAATTGGCCATTCTAAGAAGCGAATCTGGCTATCCATATATTATGTTCGCTGACAATGTAAATAAAGTGCATCCAAATGAACATATTTCAAAAGTGAAGTTTTCTAATTTGTGTTAACTGTAGCACCTTCGGTCAGTAATGCCCGTAGCAAACCCGTCTAAACGGTGAAACTCTATCTTATAGACAATACCGTGCTAAGCCACATCTTGTGGAAATGCCGAACGACTATCGAAACCACGCATAAGCGTAAGGGAGTAGAGTACATCGCAAGCATATGGCGATGGAAACGGCGGGCGGCCTTAAAGGTCGATGATATAGTCTATTCTTACGAGTGATCGTAAGCAGTTCATAAGAGAACGGACGAGAGTGTTGCGCCTTTCGTTGAATATTAAAGTCAGAGGTACTTCAAGCATCACAAGTGTCAGTTTATACGGATTACGATAAAGAGGATGAAATTGGCTTAGATATCTCCTGCAATCTTGGCTCAATGAACATTGTAAACGTAATGAGTAATCAATCAGTTGCTGCTACAGTCAGAACAGCGATTGATTCATTGACAACTGTGACAAGGAAAACAAACATTGTAAATGCTCCAGCTGTTGCAAGAGCAAATACATTAATGAGATCAATTGGCTTAGGACAGATGAACCTACATGGTTTTCTGGCTCAAAATAAAATCCCTTATGAAAGTGAAGAAGCTAAGGATTTTGTTAATACATACTTTATGATGATTAACTTCTACTCTCTGCAGCGTTCAATGGAAATTGCACGAGAGACAGGGGAGACATACTACAAATTTGATGGATCAGCTTATAAATCAGGTGAGTATTTCGAAAAGTACGTAACAAATGATTATAGCCCTCAGTATGAAAAGGTTAAAAAGCTGTTTGGAGATCAACATATTCCTAACATTGAAGATTGGTTGAAACTTAAAGAAGATGTGATGAAATACGGACTTTATCATTCGTATAGACAAGCAATTGCACCTACAGGAAGCATTTCTTATGTCCAATCATCTACAGCCGGTGTTATGCCGATTATGGAGCGCATCGAAGAGCGTACGTACGGCAATTCGAAGACGTATTATCCTATGCCGGGGCTATCGCCGCAGAGTTGGTTCTTCTACAAGGAAGCGTACGACATGGATATGTTTAAAGTCGTCGATATGATCGCAACGATTCAGCAGCACGTCGACCAAGGCATTTCTTTTACGCTGTTCTTGAAAGATACGATGACGACGCGTGATCTGAACCGGATTGACTTATACGCGCATCACAAAGGCGTCAAGACGTTGTATTATGCGCGAACAAAAGACACAACGCAGGAGGGGTGCTTATCATGCGTTGTTTAAGCGATATGGTATGTAAAACGTGCGGTCGGGATTTAGATTATAACCCGACGTGCGTAATCATTAGCGAAAAAGGAACGTACTGCGATATTGCATGCGAAAATATAGACGATATGGAGGACGAATAATTGACGAACGCAAACGCAATCCACACGGCGGCCGATTGGTCGCGCCACGAAGACGATTTTACGCAAATGTTCTACGCGCAGAACGTTAAGCAATTCTGGCTTCCGGAAGAGATTTCGCTAAACGGCGATCTTCTCACATGGAAGTATCTCGGAAAAAACGAGCAGGACACTTATATGAAGGTATTGGCCGGACTTACTCTTCTTGATACAGAGCAGGGGAATACGGGGATGCCGATCGTGGCTGAACACGTAGACGGCCATCAGCGGAAAGCGGTGCTGAACTTTATGGCAATGATGGAGAACGCTGTCCATGCAAAGTCGTACAGCAACATCTTTCTAACTTTGGCTCCAACCGAGAAGATCAATGAAGTATTCGAATGGGTGAAAAACAATAGATTTCTTCAAAAGAAGGCTAGAACAATTGTTTCAATTTATAAAGCAGTTGAGAATAACGATGAAATTTCCTTATTCAAAGCAATGGTTGCATCTGTATTTCTGGAGAGTTTTCTTTTTTACTCAGGGTTTTATTATCCACTTTACTTTTATGGACAAGGTAAGCTCATGCAGAGTGGGGAGATCATCAACCTGATTATTTAATAGTCCCTTTTGTCGGCAACGGCAAATGTGAACCTCTCTAATTGCTGGAAAATCCTTTTTAGGACAATCAGCAGCGAAGCTATGCGAACCCAAAGGAGGTGAAAGTGATAAGAAAGGAAGTCGAAGAAGCACCATGGGGGATAACCGAAACGGGAATTATCATATCAAAAAAATTAAAGAAACCAAGAAAGACATTTATTACTGCTCATGGCTATGAAATGATAGGATACACGCATCCGAAAAAAGGAACACAGAACTTTTTAGTACATAGGTTAGTCGCAAAATATTTTATTCATGAAATACCAAAAGGAATGTTTGTCAACCACATAGATGGAAATAAACTAAACAACCACGTTCGGAACTTAGAAATAGTTACACCTAAAGAAAACACTCTACATGCAATGAAAATTGGATTAATGTCAGGACAACCTGGAGAAAGTAATTCAATGTCAAAGCTCACAAATATGGAGGCAACAAATTTAATCTACGATTTGATTGCTGGAATGAACAATGTTGAAGCTGGTGAAAAATATAGCCTTCATCCTCGTTACGTTAGTCTAATTCGACATAAAAGAAGATGGAAGACTTTATGGGATCGCATAGAACGTTCAACGACTATCGCATAGGCGGCGAAATTCCGCAAAACGAGTAGGGCGCAAGCTATTGGCGTGGGTGAGAACCCCTTAAATCGAAACGGGAGGCATCCTACAGGGATGATGATATAGTCTGCTCCTTACGGTAACGTAAGGCGGTTGCGACAGGGCAACGAACCGATAGTAGCGAACTCGGTTGAACTAAGGGTATTAGAGACGAAGCGATTCACGGAACGTATATTGGATTGTTAGCTCAGGAGGTTTATCAGAAGCAAACACCACAGAAGCAAAAGGAACTGTACGAATGGGCTTTAAGTTTGCTCCAAGAGCTTTATGAAAATGAATTGGAGTATACAGAAGATGTCTATGATCAGGTAGGCTTAGCACCAGACGTGAAGAAATTCATCAGATACAATGCCAATAAAGCTTTAAACAACCTGGGATTCGATCATCTGTTTGAGGAAGAAGATGTTAACCCAATTGTTATTAATGGATTGAGTACAAAGACTAAATCCCATGACTTCTTTTCAACTAAAGGAAACGGGTACAAAAAAGCAACGGTTGAACCATTAAAGGATTCAGATTTCATTTTTCCCGAGAAAGGATGTATTCAATGAGATTGATTAAATTAGAGCAGCCTAATTGCAATTCATGTAAAATGGTGTCCAATTACTTAGAACAAGCAGATATTCAATTTGAGACAGTGGATGTTACACAGGAACCAGAAGTAGCATCTAGATTTGGTGTTATGGGAGTACCGGTAACCATTTTACTGAATGATCAAGGAGAAGAAGTAAACCGAAGTGTTGGTTTTATGCCTAATGAACTTGATGAGTTACTAAAGGAATTACGATAAAAGGGTAATTTTAAACAAATTTAAATTAAAAGGAGAGAACGCATGTATTTCATTGAAAGTCAGGAAGAATTAATCGGGAAAGAAGTTTCTTACGTTTGGGCAAATCAATTTTGTGAGCAAACGACTATTATTACTAAGGATGGAGGCGTGTTTATGACTTGTCAACAAGCTGGTTGGGATGATGACTATGAGACAAGAATTTTATACGCATATGAAGCAAAGAAGATCTTACACCCTCTGAAAAGAGAATTACATGAAAAAGGTGTGATCGATGAAACAGAGTGGGAAGAGTATGAGAATGAGTTGAAAAAGAAGCAAGAGGCAAAAAGGGAAAAGTATCTCAAAGAGAAAGAAGAAAGTGATCGTAAACTATATGAAGAGTTGAGGGCAAAGTTCGAACAATAATGAACAGTTTGTTTAACTGAAGAATGCAATACAAGAACTTACATACCAAAAACAAAAGGAGCTAATACATAATGCAAATTAAAATCAAATACTTAGATGAAACACAAACAAGAATTAACAAAATGGAGCAAGGTGATTGGATTGATCTTCGTGCAGCTGAAGGTGTAGCAATTAAAAAAGGTGAATTTAAACTTGTCCCATTAGGTGTAGCTATGGAATTGCCCGAAGGTTACGAAGCACATGTCGTTCCTCGT